ATCTCATACATATCTTCTTTGCTAATCTCACTACCAACTTCTTGTGATAAGACACCAACCGCGAAACTAGCCATTGAAGACCCCGACCGCATCATGTCTAGTTTTGTTTCTGCGGCGGTCTTCGTGTGACTAAAGGCTTTGTTGGCCAATAGTCGTCGGAGTCCGTTCATTGCTAGATTGAAAAGCCCAGACATTTCTGTCTCTGAAACAAGTGTGTTGATAAAATTAGGCACTTTGTTTGTGATGGTTTTTTCAAAACGTATAACCATCCACCTATTAAAATAGGCCTCGTCGTCAAAATCCTCAACATCGGGGATTTTATTACATGCAAACGTGAATTTTGAAAAATTCTGAAAAGAGAACTGATTCCCAAACTTGTATTCACCAGTAATAGAGCCACCACCTGTCGCCATTTTAAAGTTACCTGTATCAGAAATATCTTTAGCTGAAAGCTCATCAACAATATTCCCATGTTTCCAATAAAGATGAGCTGCTGCAAATTTATCAGAAGTCATCTTGTGCAAAGAAATCGCAGAAACATTTTCTCGGCCTATAAAATTTAAGATAACCTCAAGTAAGGTAGTCTTACCAGTGTCCCCCTCTCCAACGAATATAATGGCCTTTTTAAACAGATACAGGCGATAAAAATAATACCCAAGCCATTCTTCGACTACTTTAATTTGATCGTCGTTAAGAATATCCTTCATAAAAGCTTCAGTTTTGAGGCAAGTAGCTTGAGGAGCGTAGATCAAAGGGAATTGATAGGTGAACCGGTACAAAGGGCTATGGCAAAGCAATTCATTTGTTTCAAGGTCATACACCCCATTTTTCAATGGTATTAAGTTTACATGGGCTGATGTAAACACCGAACGAGGGTAACTTGTCATGTCGGCAATTTTATGGATTGTCTCATTCTTGGCGTTCTTTGTTGTGTGTTCCCCAAGTATGCGTTGGATTTCAGGGAAAATTATCTCGTTTTCAGCTCTAAAATAGTAGCCGTTCTGGTATACATACATCTCACGTTCTTTTTCTCCAACAGTTACAATCTCATACTTTTCTGTCAGATACTTGGCAAGATTATAGGTACTTTTAGTTTTTTCTTTTATAAATTCTGATAAAATTTGTGTTTCCGCATTTTCTCCAAGCCCTTCCCTTATTTCTTCTAAGACATTGTCAAAAAAATCTTTCAACTCACGTTCATCAATAGGGGATTCGTATGAAGAATTCCATTTTTTTGTAATTTCCCAACACCTCGCTGTTCTTTCTTTAGGTTTCAATCCTTTGGAGTACTCAGAAAGAAAAAAAGAGAGAGAGCTTTGACTAGGTGATCCTGGGGCTTTGACTATGGGTGGTGATTCAAAAGGAATGTTTTCCATAATTTAAAAGGCAACACCGTGATGCATGAAGTCCTTTTTAGTAGGAATTCGCACGATGTTGCCGTCAAAATTATTGAACACTACTTCATGCATTCTTAGATTATCCAATTAATAAAAAAGTAATGCAAAATTAAAGTGGGGACAGCTTTTTGGTCGGCAACTTTTTGAGAAAAACATGACATTTGTTTTTTTGAAAAGTGGCAAAAACCTACCAGACCACGGGTTCCGCTGTATCCGCAAGGGGTATATTCTTAGCCCTTTTTTAAGGAAAAGAACAGCTGATACAGCTTATTTTACTTTATAGATAGAAATTTATATATATATACCCTATATATCCGTTTGCTATTAGTTGCATACACTTTATCGAAAAAGCTGTATCAGCTGTATCCAAAAATAGGGGTTTTTGTTGATTATATGGCTAAGTTAAGCCTTTTTTTGGGGAAAAAAGTCAAAAAGATAGCGTATAAACCTTTTTTTTTGTGGTGTAATGTTTTTTTGAGGGTTTGTTCAATTTGCCTAAAAAGTGGTATGATTCTAGAAATGGATAAAGACTCAGAAATAAGTGGGGGTAAGCTGGATACTAGATTCAAAAAAGGGTTTGACCCAAAACGGAACCTCAAGGGTAAACCTGTGGGCAAATTGAGCTACATAACAGAAATGGATAACGCCATTGATGAATACGCAAAGCTGCATAACCTAACCTCGGCACAAGTTAGGTTGGATATTTACATGAAGGGCGCAGAGGAAGCGTTGAAAGGAGAGTATAGCTTTTACCGAGACTACATGGACAGAAAACATGGGAAACCGATACAGCCAATAACAGGCGAAGACGGCGGGCCTATTCAAATTCAAGGTGTTGAAATTTCTATACAAAAGTAATGAATATCAAGTTTGCGATTCGACCGACCTACTTACCTCTATGGGAATCAAAAGCTAGGTATTTAATTGTTATGGGTGGCCGAGGTGCGGGGCGCTCGACAGCTGTGTCTCAATATTTGGTTTCAAAATTACCTGCGAAGACATACATGCGCGGGGCTTTGATGCGCGCGGTACACCACGACATAAGGCATTCATGTTGGCGGGAAATAAACGATCGGATAAATGAACAGACTGAAGGACTGAGGGGCCTTATGAGAATTACGGACAATGATATGCAGGTGTCCTACGGTACCAACAGTCTCCACGCTCACGGTTTTAGAGCGTCTAGCGGGTCACACAGTGCGAAGCTCAAGTCTATTGCTTCGTATAACACTGTGTGGATCGAGGAGGCAGAAGAAATTGGTGAACATGAGTTCATGACACTTGATGACTCACTCAGAACAGTTAAGGGTGATATAAAAATTGTGCTAACACTCAATTCGCCCCCAAAGAGTCACTGGATTATCCAACGGTGGTTCGATCTGTCTCCAAGTGATACTTCTGATTTTTTTGTTCCTAGTTTGAAAAAAGATATAACAGACACCGAGTTTATTTTTGGTACATTTGAGGACAATTTGCAAAATCTTGACGAACACACCATGCGCAGGTACCGAGGCTATAAGGAAACAAAGCCATCGTATTACAATCAGATGATCAGAGGACTTGTACCGGAGACTGTCCGGGGCAAGATATTCAGTGGGTGGAAACAAATAGAAGAGGTACCACATGAAGCGCGACTTGTGGCGTACGGTATTGATTTTGGGTGGTTCCCTGATCCCGCGGCACTCATTGCGCTGTACGAATATAATGGTGGCTATATCGTTGACGAACTTGCATATGGGACAGAAAAGAAAAATCAATTACTCGCAGAAATAATATTGTCTCAACCAAAGAAAGCTATAACTGTCGCTGACAGCGCGGAGCCTAAGAGTATTGATGAAATACGAAGCTATGGTGTGGACATTGTGGGGTCAGATAAAGGACCAGACAGCGTGACTTTTGGTATAAAAGTCGTGTCCGGTCTCCAAATATCAGTAACAAAACGTAGTAAAAACATATGGAAGTGCTATGAAAACTTTGCATGGGCTGAAGATAAGGACGGAAACCCAAAAGGATTCCCAAATAATACATGGAAACACGGAATGGACGCAACAATCTACCCTCTCGTGTCTCTAAACAAGATATACCGCAAAGAACCAGAGGATATTTCTAATATTTTTGACGATTCTCCACAGTTTTCGGATATAGGTATTTAATAGTGTGGTACAATTACTAAATAATTAATAAATAATTAATAAAAATATACATGACACGAACAAAAAAAATTAAAGAAGAGTTAAGTGTTGAAACACCTGTTGAGGAAACACCTGTTGAGGAAACACCTGTTGAGGAAACACCTGACACAGTTACAGACACCGAGTTTATTTTTGGTACAAAGCAAACACCTGAAGTCAGAGTCTTAGACGAAAATGGTATTGTGATTCGTGTCTACGATTTACATGAGCATGGAAAGGGGTATAAACAATTAGCAGAACAGTTTGTTTCAGACAGATCAGGTTATTCTATCAAGTAAGTAGAAAGAGGGGTCTTTCTAAGTGGCTAACATAAACAAAACAAAAAGAGATAAGCTGGTCGAGCAAGCGTTGCTCGAAATTGAATTTGCTCGTACTTACAAACAAGGCGCGGTAACTCGTTGGCACAAAAACGAGTCAATGTTCTATGGCAACAAACTTGGGATAGACCGTGTCGATAATAATCAAATGGGTTCACAGGCGCAGCTCCAATCTCGCGCCAATGTTGATTTAGGTAAAATGAAGTCGTTCGTCCGGTCTCTGCTTTCAAAGATCGATTCCCCTTTAACGTTTGAATACCAACGTGGGACAATCGCTGATTTAAAGAAAACCCAACTACTTAACGCGCTCAAAGAAAGAGACGCTGATTTGGATGATTGGGATGAGAAAGACTTAGCTGGGAAACTACAGCTCGTTTTATACGACAGGGCAATTTTCTCGTATCATGCTGATTCATATGACGACTATTGTTCTTATCTTGAGAATGTAGACGTGTATGATTTCTTGGTAGACCCAAAAGTTGGGGGGCTTAATTTAGATAAAGCTAAGTTTCTTGGTAGATACGGCATTGAGAAAACTAAATGGGAGTTAAAGGAGGGCGCTAAAAATGGTTTATATATACCAGAAGAAACAAAACTTTTGACATCAGGTGCTGGTAATCCAGTTGTTACGAATCAAGAAGAGATAAACAAACAAAACCGCTATGCTTTTGTAGGCACTTCAGACAAACAAATACAAGCGCCCGATCTGTATAAATTCTGGGAATGGTACACAACTTTTGAGGGTGAAAGATACTACCTGCTTATAAGTGAGGACGGCAAGCGCGCTATTCGATGCGAACTTCTTGCAGATATATTTAAAAAAGACGCGAAACTAAAAGACTCAATGTGGCCTTTCTGGTCATATGCTTCTCTCATTGATCTGACTGAATTTTGGACACCAAGCTATGCGGACGGAGTGCGCGAAGTGTTTATGGCACAAACTGTTTCCATTAACCAAATGCTCGATAACGCCGAGCAGGTTAATAAGCCACAAAAAAAGGTCGATACGTCTGCCATTGAAAGTCTTGCTGAACTTATATACAAACGAAACGGAATCATAAGATTCAAAGCAGGAGTCGATGTGAACAAGGCATTCCAAATCGTTGAAACTCCAAGTATCACGACACCCCTGAATGTGTACGATAAGCTGGAGCAGATTCAGCAGACAGAATCAGGCGTGACTTCTGGTGTTAAAGGTTCAGCTGAAGAAGATAAGGTCGGCATATACGAGGGCAACATCGCACAAGCAGCAGACCAATTTAACTTACTCAATAAGTCATACACCAAAGGGTATCGACGTTTTGCGAAACTTTATTGGTACGGCATTGAAGACCATTTGACTAAAAAAGTAGCAGTCAAAATTCTTGGTCCAAAAGGCCTTGAGAAGACTGTGTTTGTTGCCCGTCGTGATATCCGCCCATCATCTGAGTACAGGATTTTAATAAAGAGCAGTGATTCAGAATCGCGAGCTGATAATGTCGACAAGAAAAATAAAATTCAGTTTCTTGTTGGGCATCGGGATAATCCTTTGGTTAATCAGAAGATTCTACTTGAAACAGAAGCAGCAATCATAGGTCTTGATAATGACCTTGTGCGTACACTTCTTGATGTTCAAGATTCTGGGACCGCAATAGTTATATCAGAAGCAGAGCGTGACATTGAAAGTATTCTAGACGGCAAAGTGCTTGAGCCAAATATGAACGCTAATATTGCTTACGCAAACCATTTCATTGAGTACATGAAAGATCACAAAGAGGATATGAGCGAAGACACGTTCTTGCTTATGCAAGATTACCTGACTCAGTGTGAGACGGTAATCGCAAATAATACGGGTACACAGCTTATGAATGACTTGGCAAAAGAAGGAGGGATCAGCGATGGCGGTGTCAATATCGAAGACACAGGACAGGAAACATTACCAACAGAGGCTAACGAAATAATATAAATATATGCCAATAAGAGGAAACAAAAAATCATACGAAAAAAAGAAAATGTTGAAAAAAATAAATAAAAAGAAAAAATAAATGAAATACACAATCAAAAAACAATTTGAAGGAGAGGGTCAAAATGAATTTGATTCTATTATTGAAATTTCAGGTCTTACGTCCGAAACTAGCGTAAACGGTTTACTCGACTATCTCGAGAGCGTAAAAAAAACAGTTAAACAACAAGAGGGTCAAGTACAAATGAATGAAGTATTTATTGAAAAAGCTGTTGAAGCACTACCAATGCTGAAAGACATACCTGAAGACAAGTTGGGTTTAGTTCTTTCTTTTGTTTCAAAATTTATGGCTAATAAAGAGTCAGTTGAGATACTAAAGACTTGTGCGGCAACAATCGAAACGTACGAGAAGCACTTGGATAGCATTGAAAAAGAGACAGGAATTAAATGCGTCCCAATAATTAGTCCAATCCAAAATGGATAAAGAAGTCATACAGAAAGAACTAAAGAAACTAAAAGCACTCGAAGCGGTGTCACACCTTGAGGGTGTTGTTTTGTTAAAAGATTATGTTAAGGAGAATACCGTTAATTCTCTTTCAGTTCTTCTTACCGTGTACATGGAGAAGACTGACTCTGAAATAAAAGCTTTGTGTTCAACAATCAAAGCAAACTTAGATTTGTATCAGTTCATTACTGGGAATCCTGAACAGATTAGAGCGATAGACGAATTGTTGGAGCCGAAATAATTTCGGGCTACCGCATACTTGTAAGACTTTGCCCCCTCTTAGCTTACAGGTAGCCGGTAGCCTAAAATAACTTTTTTAGGGTATAATTATAAGTAATAGTTACCAGATGGCGAACTGGTGTAACAAAATAGCCTTAGACTATTATGGTAGAAGAAAAAAAGGACGCTCCGGCCGTAAAGGAGGGTGAAATCGCACCAAAAAAAGATGAAGTGGTGGTTGGCGATATTGTTATTCCTGAAGTTAGTAAGGACAAACAAATTGCACAAGATCAGAAGAGACGTGCGGAGAAAGCAGAAGCAGAAATAGCTATTTCTGAAGCGTCAGTTATCGAGTTGCGTGATCAAATAACAAAGTTAAAGACAGCTGGGGTTACAGGTGAAAAATCTGCACATCAAGTCAATGATGAGTTAAAACGTCTTGCTAACGAACATAATATTGACGAATCGTTTCTCACACAACTGGTTTCTACTGTTCGGACGGCTACCACAAGAGAGATAAGAGAGGAACTAGACAAAGATTACACGCCAAAGTTAGCTAAAATTGAGAACGAACGCAGTCAAGAGAAAATGAACGTACAGTTCAATGAATTGTACTCAAGTGTTCTCAAAGACATGCCAGAGTATTCGAGTATCGTTAACAAATCTGTAATCAAATCACTTGCCTTTAACCCTGAGAATGCAAAGAAGACTCTTCCACAGATACTAGAAGAGGCTTACGGTGCGGCACTCACAGGAAAAAAATCCATTGAAACTTCAAGATTTTCGCGTGAACAAGAATCTCCTGATTTTGATAATCCTTCAAAAGAAGACTGGGATAAGATAGAGAATGATCCGAAATCTAAAGAAGAATGGTCAAAAAAAACTGAAGCACAAATAAAGCGGTATCTATAACAGAAGAGGGGGGAATCATTATAATTAAAATTTATTCCCCATGTTAGACGCATTCGCTAGGAATTTTAGTAACACTTATCAGGAATTTTTCCCAAAAGTGTTGATTGCAATGAAGATTGCAAACACAAGATTATTGTCCGATCTTACTTTTGGACAAAGCATTGACCGAGTACGATACGATATCTCGGCTATCGACGTTCAGGACCGAGTTGCTCGAACTGACGGTACTGTTGACCTCGTATCAGACGAACGAGAAACTTTGACTGTAGACCAAGACAAGATGGTACTCTTTAACCTTTCTGCGAAAGAAATGGTACAAGCTGGACCTCTTAACCCAGGTACAATTATTGGCGGTCAGGTTGCAGTGAAACTCGCGACATACGTTGATGCCGACATTCTTAATCAGACATTGAACGCCTATGCTGATTTTGACACAGGTTCTTTGACGACTCTCATTGCAAACACCACACCAATCGCCCTGACATCAACCACTGTCCCGCAGATGGTTTCACGTCTTCCTGCTTTACTACGACGAAACAATCAAAATCTTTCTAACTTGGTCCTTGTCGTTGATTCGATTGCCGCTTCAGACATGTTCCAGTACCTTTTGGGTAAAAATGCAGATTTTGTTAACTCTCTGTTCAAGAACGGTTTCGTTGATGAAGAAGTAGCTGGTGCAGAAGTGTATGTTTCAGAAAACCTTACAGGTGAAGCAACCCTCGCTATGGCTGCAAACGTAACAGCTGGCGACACAATCACTGTTGAAGGAGTTGTATTTACAGCGCGAGCAATACCTTCTCTAGCTGGAGAATTTGACATCGCAGGTTCCGCTGATTTAACTCGTGAAATTATTAAGAACGCTATCAACGGCTCAGCAACGGGCAAAGATTCAGCAACTGGTTACTTTGAGGTATCTGCCGCTAATCGACGTATTCTTTCTAAGACAAAGAGAATCACCGCAACAAACAACGACACTACTAATATTCTTACGATTGTCGCTGTTGGTTCTGGTCGACTTACTCTTGCGGAAACATTTACAGACGCAACTGATGCGTGGACAAAAAACTTTATTCACGCTTATTTCGGAAAAAAGGGTGCAATAGACGTAGTTGTTCAGAAAGAATCTAAGATGGAGATGTTACAGGAACCAAAGCAGCCAGGATCAAAAAATATTTCAAGCACAATCATTTACGGGCTAAAAACCTTTTTTGATGGCTCACAAAAATTCCTCGACGTTCACCTCGCTGCGTAATTATAAGTAATCAAAAAAAAACATGCCTTATTCAACAGGAAACGCTGACGGAGTAAAGATTTTTGACAAAACAGCAGATGGTTTGGCTATTCGAGCCACACTTGATGGTGGAACACCGCCAACAACTGCCAATGTTTTTGCAAAAGGTTGTTCAGTTATGGCACTCGACACTGGAGTACGCTATATAAACACAGGTACATCAGCGCTCCCATCTTGGGAAATCAACTAATATGAAAAAAATATTTATTCTAATAGCATTGATTGCGATTGGGGGGTATTTCTTCCCTCGATTGTCTGAAGCCCCGATTTTGGGATCGTCGAAAGTAGGTACTCAGTTTGGAGTACAAAGAATGGCAACTGTTGTTTTCTCACCAACTACCGCAACAACAACTTCACTCTTTAATAGTGACGTAAACGAGCGTTACATTACTGATGTTGTATTTTACTGCGATAATTTGGGTTCGAGCAGGACACTCTTAACAGGTGTAGGTTTGCTTTCTGCTGGTTTTACATTTTCAGCTGCCACGACCTCGAATTCGACATCGGGATTGCAAGGTAATACGAATTTTGTTCTAAACACGAGCGTCGCGACTACAACCTTCCAAAATTATGTTGCATCTTCGACTCCAGGATTAACTGGTACAGCGGTCAACAGGTTCTGGCCAGCCGGTACGTTTCTTACATATGTTGCAAACGCTACAAACACAGCGGTATGCACCATAAATACAGACTACATACCGAGCTAATTTGTGCGCTTCTTTCGGTCGTCACTTACGAGTGGCTTCCGAGGTTAAGTCCATAAAATATGTTAACAAATACACAAGACATAATTAACGAGTTCTATACTTTAATTGGAGACACCAGTGATTTGTCGTCCGCCGAAGTTTTAAAGTTAGCAAACAAAATTTATTTTGAAATATTAAGAAGTAAGCAGTGGGAATTTTTAAAAAAGGAATCAACCGGGAGTATTTCAGGTACCGACATTGCGGAGCCGTCTGATTTTTCCAATCTATTGACGGACAATCCTAAGGTTTATATAGGAGAAAATAATTCTGAATTCATGGTTGTGCCGTTTAGTGAACGAAGACTGTATAGAAACCAAAATTTGACTGCGTATTATGATTCACGACAACAAAAGCTAGTTTTCACAAAGACACAAGACAATATATATTCATTTGATTATATATATGTACCAGTTGCCTTGACTGTTGCTGGTAGTAATCCTGTATTCCCCAACCGATTTTGGAATGTGCTGCCTTTCTTTATGGCAAGCGACAATGATTTTATCCAGCTATTTGAAAAAAATCGTTCTTATTCTGGGGAAAATAGAATGCGAGGTGAAATGATTTTATCTGACATGAAGTCGTGGAATGATAGGCTAAACAGTATCCAAACATACGGAAATTAAATGATTACTCAATTTCAAATAGACGGAGGTTGGATGTATGTCTTATTCGCTGACGGTACGATCAATCGAAAATACTTACCAAATGCGTCTCTGTCTGAATGGGAAAAGGTTGTGTTGCCAGTTTTTGATGATTTGGTTTTACCTATTCAATCAAAATCCGGTGAAGTAAAAAGTGTCCAGGTAAGCTAAGAAAAACATGAGAGAGAAAAAAATCAATCTTTTTGTCAGCGGTGTCCAAAACTTGATATCTAATGAGATTATTGCTTCTGACGCTTCTTCTGGTTCAATGTCATGGAGAACAAAGGACGGCCGTATTGAACTTGTGAGAGGTAGGCAGGAGACTGGTACCAGCACCACAAACCCCACGCTTGTAACTGAGGCTCTTGAAGAGCTTACAACAGAAGCGGGCGATATGTTGGTACTTAGTCAGTCAGAGGTGGAATCTTCGGTGGTCGGAGCTGTCTATGCACAGATTTTTGCTCCTAGACAAGACGGAACGCGGATGCACTATTGCAAAAAAAATAATAAAATCCAAGTTAAACAAGGTGATAATTGGGTCGATGTAATCACTGGCTTAACTAACGAATCAGAAGTATTCTTTGCTCCGTATGCCTCACTCGCCGGGAACTATCTTTTTGTTGGATGTCGGGACGGTCTGTACAAAATAAATCTAGCCGATCCTTTGTCTTACAAGGATATGTATAACTCTACTAAGAATCACAAAGGGTACATTTTAATAAATGAAGCTCGCATGTTTTTGTGGAATAGGTTTGACCCACCAGGAGATCAAACGGCTATTTATCTTTCAAAAATTGATCCACAGGGGACTAACTACACAACAGTAACAGCCGAAATTCTTGGGGTATCAGGGAGTACTGTGTACACAGGTACATTGGCAGCCTCAACAGGATTAAGATTTGTTTTTGGAATAAGTGTCGTTGGGACAACGGCCGCAGGTGTTGAGACATTTGTTGATAATCAAAATGGAGTTTTGACGAGCGACAAAGGAGGGACGGGTACAATAAATTATACCACTGGCCAGTATAGCGTAACGTTTAACGCTGCTGTTTCGTCAGGTAACGCAACGGCTACCTATCAATGGGAGGATTCAAACGTTAATGGTATCACTGACTTTACTTTCTCATCTCCTCGACTAGCAGGGGAGGGTGATTTTATTCCCCAAGAATATCTTGGTGAGCCGATTCGTAATGTTGTCCCTTTTGATGGTGCGTACTACTCGTTTAAAACAACCTCAGTTTATGAATTGAACTTAACAGCAGATGACACCAACGCAACTAATGCAGTATTTCGGTCTGACATTGGGGTCAAGTCTCTGAGAGGAGTTGTGGCTACCAGTAAAGGTATCGCATACATTGATACCGCAAACCCAGACAAACCGATACTTTCAATGCTCGTTCGTAACCCAGTGGGAGGTAACCTCGAACCAATAAATCTAACTCCGTTATTTGCTTGGGAAAATTACATCTTTGATCAGTGTGTAATGGACACATGGGGTGAGTACATACTCGTGTCGTGTCGGACCACTAGTTCGGATAATAATGATCGTTTGGTTTTGGTTAATACTTCTCAAAAATATTCTGTAGATATTACTTATTACGGTGTCAGATCATTGGCTAAAAATGAAGGGCTTTTATATGGAGGTGGCGCATTGTCAGAAGCGATCTATCAGTTATTTACAAATGATGATGACCTTGCGGGGGTTATAGATAATTTTTGGATTAGTAAAAATGACAATTTTGGTGATGATAGATTAAAAAAGGTGCGCTACTTAGAATTAAAAGGACTTATTGACCCCAATCAGTCTTTTTCGGTGTACGAGTCGTTTGATGACGGCACAAATCAACTCGTCGGTACAGTTTTAGGTAGTGCTGACTATGTAGACCTTTCTAACCCTCAATTTATAGAAACAGGGTTGGATTCAACAAGCGGTACTGGGTTGATTGGAGGGGATGAAATTGGAGTATCAGCACTGGGCGGGGGGCTTGGTACAACCCCGACGGGTGATTCAATTCTTGCGTATCCTTTTTATACTCGTATAAAAATAAGAACCTCAAAGTTTCGTGTGCGTCGTTTGACATTCGTAGCGTTGGGTTTTGGATATTGTGCAATAAATATGATTAAGGATTTTGACATCTTGTCTTTTGAACAGAGGATACCGGGGAGGTTTAGAATTAAAAGATATGTGTCACTTGATGGGGCTACGACAGATTTGGATACACAACCATAAACATGCTATAATTAAAAGATAATTAAGCGGGGGGAAAGCTTATATTTGGCAACAAAAAAAATAACAAATTTAAGTGCGATCACGACCCCCCTGTTAACAGATATTTTGCCTATTGTTAGCGACCCTGCGGGGTCAGCAACAACAAGTAAGGTAACAAGGCAGAATCTTGTCGGCGGGAGTATTTCTATTGCTTCAAATTTTGTTACAGCGTCTTTAAGTGCGGTTGATATAACCGGCATGACTTTTCCTATTGCGGCAAGTGAGATTTATGCGGTTCAAGTTTATGGTACATGCTCAAAAGCGACATCAGCCGATGGTTTGAAATTTGCCATAAATTGCCCGACTTCTGCGACTATTGCAGGGATACAACTAGGTGGAGGCGCAACATTAGCCGCCCCCCTTGTCCCGTCTTTAATTTCTTCGATCAACACGCTTGGGGCAACACTCGCCACTGGCGTAGGGGTTCAGGTATCTTTCGTGTTGTCGTTTCGAGTAGTGAACTCAACAAACGCGGGCAATATAATAATTCAATGCGCTTCAGTTACAGCAAACAGCGCAACTATTAACGCTGGAACTTATATGGTTTTTAGGAAGTGTACTAATGTATAAATATGACATTAACTTTAACTAAAGCAGTAGCAGATTTTTCAAAACAATTAGCGGAACCAGCCCCTGTCGGAGCTGTAACTTCTTCTTTGAATAATGGACTAGACTCAGACGGTGTTCAAATCACTAATCAAAAGATTTATGGTTTTACTGTAGACTCTGGTTCTCGCAAAGAATACATTGTCGCGTATCTTGATAACAATAACCAACTTTCACAAATCGTTTCGATTTCAAGACAAGGTGTAGCAACAACAGGTTTTGCTAAAGGACACAACGTGGGTGCAAGCGTACAAATTACAGATTGGGCGTTACTACTAAGGATTACAAATATGCTTAATGGTACTACTGATTGGGACGCAGGTGTACCGATTAAATATGATGCGACTCCTTCACAAGTGAATCCTTTAGCTCTCGCCACTGTGCAGTTTGTGTTAGACACTGCTTCTGGTTCTACAGTTTTGGCTTTCAACCCGCAAACGGTTAACGGTGTTGTTGGTGAGGGTGTTACATCTGGTGACTGGGTTTATCTTAAAGAGTCAGACGGCAAGTGGTACAGAACTGATGCCGACGCGGTAGCAACAAGTGTCGATGTTAAAGTTGGAAAAGTTAGAGCAACGACACTTATTAACCAGTCGGTAGCTGGTGGTATTTTTATATCTGGGACTGAAACCGTTGGTACATACGTCGCAGGAACAATCTACTACATCTCAAATACAGCTGGTGCGTTATCAACATCAGCAGGAACGAATTCAGTAGTGGTAGGTGTGGGTGACGCGAATACTGATCTATTTTTTAGTCAGCCTCTTAAGCCTATTCCTAATGCGTCTACTACGGTCAGGGGGTTTGCAGAACAAGCGACCGATGCAGAAGTTCTTGCTCGAACATCAACTGGCGCAACTGGCGCTCCTCTCTTTGTGAATCCATCGTCACTTTCTAGTCTTGTTAAGTTTGGCGGAACAGGTGCTGATGGTGCGCTTACAATTTCTTCTGGTACGACTACGCTTGACCTTGCGGGTGCAATTATGTTCACGCGAAACTATTCAAGTATTTCAATAACAGGCACTGGGGTTTTGGCGTTTTCTAATCCACACGCAAACGGAACGACAATAACTCTAAAATCTCAAGGAAATGTAACCATAACATCTTCAACGAATCCGGCCATTAATCTTCGGAGTCTCGGCGGTACTGGGGGGACAGCTGGGGCTGACGGTGAGGGTTCCGGTGGAATCGGTTCGATTGGGAATTCTTATATAAACT